TAAATTACTTGCCGCTTGATTGGCTGTCTGCAGACCTTGAAGTCCCAAGCCCGCGCCAAACTGTTGTTGCTGTGCGTTTAGCTGGTTCTGGGTGTTGAACTGCTGCATGGCTTGGTTGTACGCATTGTTCAGTCCTTGAGCCTGAATATCATTCATCTGCATGCCAAGATTGCGACCACGTTCTGCACGCATGATTGCGTCTCTACCACCGCCAAACGCACCGGCTTTAGTCATCTGAGCTTGCTCTTGCGCCCCTGCAATACCAGACTGGCGTTCTGCTTCACGCTTTTGGATGTCCACCACATTCTGCATGTAGGGATTCATTAACGCCTGCGCGTTGGCGGAAGTAAAGTTAGACGGGTTAAACGTGTACTGCGTGTTAAGCGCACCAAGACCTGACATACCTGCCAAGGCGGTTGCATCTTGCAACTGAGGAGCGGCCTGCATCATCCCCGCGTTTTGGTAAGCCTGTTGTTGCAAAGGAGTAAATTGCGCAACGCGATCCCCCTGATACTGCATGTAGGGATTTTGCTCAGTGTCGGTAAAGTACTGCGCTTTACCCAGCATCTCCTCTACAAACGGTTTAGCGTAGTCGGGGATTGAGGTTTGCGATATCGTCTGTTGGGATTCTTGTAGAGCCATGATCTGTCCTTACGCAGGGAGGTATTTGTCAGCGCGGGTGTTTGCAGCCACACGGTTTTTGCCTGTTGTTTTGCCACGAGCTTTTTGAACCCGATCCATCATGGCGTAAAGTTTACGTGCGCCAGCTTCTGTGGAGCCATTACCCAGCTCAGACACGATACGGGCGGGTACTACAAATTCACCATCGGCAAGGCGTGCGGGTTGACCTTTAGCGCCAATCGTTGCAGGAATTGAGTCAGACACGCCATCACCGGGGCCTTTAAGCAGTCGACCACCATCAGAGTACGAGCCCAAAGAGCCAAGGCCACCGCCTACAGCGTAGCCCATCATGCCGCCCATAGCAGCAAGTTCTTTTCCTGAAGCGTCGTACTTCTTACCGTTACCCCCTAAGTAGGTTCCATCATTTTGCAAAACGGCTGTAATGGTTTCAGTATTATTGCCTGACGAATCAATAACAGATATTGTTGAGGGCTTACCTGCTTTAGCGGCTGTAGCTGCAGCCGTAGTTTTCTCAGACTGTGTCTTAGGTGCCACATAATTAGGGTTAAGTACCATTTTGCCGTCAACATTAATGTACTTCTTCTTGGTAATGTCGGTAGGGTAGCCAAGTACAGCTTCTTCGTATGGTTTGGCAATCTCACTGGCTACAGACTTAATCGGGTACTTGGCGGCGCTGGGAGTCCCTGCACCTTTGCCGATCAGGTAGTTGTAGGCCGCTAACGAGTCGCTGCCCTGTGTGTTGTACAGCTTGTCATGCTCTTCAGGAGTTGTAGGAATGTAGGGGGTGTAGCCCAAGCTGCCACCGCCAGCGGTGTAAGCGCTCTTGAGATTTTCTATGCCAGTAAACCCACCGTATGGACGACCGGGAGTATTAGGTGTTACTGTACGAGAGTTGTCAGGATTTGTAATGATATCGCCGGGAGTAGATGTCAGCGGGTTGCCCGTGTTGTTACCGTAGTTGCCATATGCGCCGTTGTCGTAAACAGTAGCTCCGGGCATTTGTGTTCCACCGGGAACTACGCTTGTAAATGGTGTTGGCGTTACAACTTTTGTAGTTGTGTCAGGGAACAACTCTTTTAATGTTTTACCTGTAGCACGGAAAATATCAGCATCATTTATGCCGTACTTATTCATTTCAGTAAGTGCGTTCTCTCGTGCTTGTTGCCCAGTCAACGTGCCCTTGCTTATTTGATCCTGCGCTTGGCCAGAAAGATAATTGATATTGCTACTTAATCCTTTTAAGCCGCCGTACGTTTCTTCTTTGTTTACGTCAGGGCCAATGTTTGCGTGTGTAAGCGCGTACTGTGCGGCAGCAGAAAGACCTGAGTTTGCCAAAGCTGTTTGAAGTTCTTGGGTTAAACCAATGTTTTTTGCCATAGCACCGGAAACAAACTGATCTGTAGTTGTTGTTGGCGTAGCCGCAGTGGTTACATAATCTTTGGCTGCGGTTAGTGCGTTTTGAGTGTTTACTGCGTTTGCCTGTGCCTGTTGAATAAGTGCTGGATTTTGCGCTTGTTGTGCTTGATTCCAGTTGTACTGGTTTAGTGCATTGTTTTGTGCATCGCGTGCAGCGGCGGCAGCTTTCCAGCTACCTGTTTTTTGGTATAGGTCTTCATCGCTCAACATAACTGGGGGCGTTCCGGCAGCCATACGTACAACATCCCCGCCATCAGCCAAAGCCACAATACCACCGCCCGCCATAGGTTTGTTATACGCATCAGAAAAATTACGTGCGCCCCATTCACTGGCTAGCACTGGTGCCAAAGCACGAGGGGCTTGAGGGCGATCACCTGTCACATACTGGCGAATGTACGCGGGGTTAATGTTGGTTGGCGCTTTAGTTGTCGTTGGCACCATCATGTCTGCCATGATTGGCGAAGCTGCTGCGGCGAGTGGTTTCAAGTTTGCCTTGGCAAACGCCATTGGATCCGCCGCTGCAGATTTTGCTCCTGCTGAGAGTAAATCCGAAGAAGTAGATGCCGCCCGCGCTGCAGCAATTTGGTCAGGTGTTGCCGTTTTAGCGGCTAAAGACGCATAGTCAGAAGGTAGCTGAATGCCTTCTAGTGCTGCTTGGCTAGCCGCTTCAGTTGCCAAAGCCTGCCCCGCTCCTGATGCTGCGCCTGCAGAAGCTAAACCTTCACCCAATCCTGCGCCACCATAAGCACCCAATCCGGCCATGAGACCCTTAGACAAACTACCGGTAGCTAGACCTGTAATACCCCCCACCGCAATACCTGTGCCTACAGCCGCGCTCGTACCCAACGCTCCACCAATAGCTGAACCCAAACCGGGGACAAAAGCATTAAGCGCGAAGCCAGCAATCATTGGCAATAAAGACTTCAGAAAGTTAGCTTCGGGTAAACCCGTATCTGGGTTGATTGTCAAAGAGCCGCCATGTTTCATGGCCAAAGCCTGCAGACCGGCAACCTCGTGCGGAGTCATGTGAACAAGCATAGAGTCGCCGTTGCGACCCTTAGAGGACATGTGGTTGGCTAGGACGTGCAGGCTCATAATTGCCTCTCGGTATGGGGGTTATTTGAGTTTATCATGTTGGGAGCGCAGACACAAATGACATTGTGGCAATGGCTGATGGCACTGCTGGTCGTGTGGGACTGACGCTGGCGGGGTATTGCTCAATAGAAACACCCGTGTCAGTTGTTTTCCACACTATCTCAACATAGTCAGTTGCGTTTAAACTTACAAAATAATTAAGCGCTGCAATGATGTGGTATGGATCACCGGGAGATTTTCTTGGGGCCAAACCAAAACGGCTGTTTGAATTATCCACGTTTGTGCCATTAACCCGAAACCAAATGTCTACATCTTGAGAAGCGTTTGTAGTGTTTGTCAGTTGAATGGAAAACTGCAAGTTCCATATCCCGGCATCGGTTACAGTAATTCTGCTATTACTGGCTACAGTGACACCATTTGAAAAGTCTGTGGTGTTAAATGTAACTGGATAGGCAACGGTTGTGCTGGCAGCTGTTTGGTTGGTCGAGTCTTGAAACGCTCCGTAAGGAACGCGCAATCCTGATGTGTCTGTAGACGCAGTTAACTGCTTTACAAGGTTATTAATCTGGTTGAAGTACAGACGCAGAATATTATTCTGTTGCTCGTGATAGCGCGGGCTGTAGTCTTTGGGCGCTAATGGTAAGTTAGGCGCAGTAAAGTCCGTGATTAAATTTTCTGACGTAACAATGTAGGTCATCGTCTGCCATCCGGTCTAATGTCAATACGTGTTGCGCCAAGCTGCCAAGCACTGCCTAAATCACTTGACGAGGCTTTAAGAATCAATTGACGACCACGGATACGTGTGTTGACTTGCCCCGTAAAGCCTTCAGTAATGAGGTACGATGCGCCCGTCAGTTGAGTTACGCCCGCAGCAACTGCAGTCCCTGTACCAGAACCTGAGTTTTGCATCGGGTAAAGCGTTAATGTTAATTGCGCAGGGGATGCTCCGTTAGAGCCGGAAAAGCTTAAGTCCGGCAACATACGCCAGATAAAGCCAAAGTTGTGACCATCACCAATATCAAATTCAGATGAAGAAATATAGGCTGTAATAGCCGCAGGAGTTCCGGTAGAGTTATCGTCATTACCATTTTCATGATCAACAAGATTACCCGAAGTTGTACTAGATGTGTAAGTGGCCCCAATAGGGTAATCCCTTAATCCGGAGTCAAGCCAAGCAGTGCGCGACATAGTGCCGTAGTACCAAACGTTTTCAAGGTAGTTGTAAATAACGTACTTATCAATGATTGTGCTATTAGCAGAACAGTAGAACCACCAGACCTCATTAAAGCCTTCATTAGTCCCGGCAAAAACCTGCGCTGCTTGGGATAGGTTAATGTCTTGATAAATGAATTTACGCAGATCGCAGTTTAAGGTCTGAAGACGACCGTCGTATGAGTAGAACTTATCAATACCCATCCAGTACACCACACCGGAAGCAAGCACGGCAGCATTCTGACCCATGATTGAGATGTTGTCGCCCAAGAGCTGAGTTTGCCAAACTACGGGTGGGCCAAGGTATTGAAACGAATACAACGATGAATCAGTAAAGACTACAAGTTCTTGACGAGTTTGCACAGCCGCCACGATTGCGGAGCCATGTGATAATTGAATACTGCCCGCTTGGTTTGTAATTGCGGGATACCATACTGTTGGATTTTCTTGGTCTGACCAACGAACCAGCATTGGGTTTTGCGCGGAAGAGCCGTAATCGTTACAACCAAACGCAAATGTAAAGCGGCTTGCATCAGATACAAAAATGAAATTTTGTATACTAGGGACATCACCCAGCACAGAGATTGATTGCACGCCAGACTGAACTCCGGATGTGTTAATTGCAGAGCCGCCTGATGTTGCTGATAAATTAGCGGTTAAACCGGATACGTTAAGTAAATAGTATGTAGTGCTAATAGCTAATCCTGTTGGCAGTGCACCAGTTGTAGCTAATTGAATGGCGGAACCTGCAGGTAATGCGCTTGTCAAAGTAATAACACACGGCGTAGCAATGGTTAAAGTTACCGTGCCGCCAAGACTAGACAGCAATACACCACGAGTTGTTACACCACCAGTGGCATCCCAGTAATAGATTTGCCCAAGGTAAGGAGCAAACACCAAATCTTCGCCAAGGTTGTTTTGGCTCCACAGACGGATAGGAGAAACAGAAGTTCCGCCAATGCCCCATTTGCCACCGCCCCATGTACCGCCACCCCAACCGACCAATGGAACTGCGTATGCTGGGCCAACATTAATTTGATACGCCGCAACAACAGCAGCGCCACCATAAGTACCTGCAGCAATTGTCGAGCCTGTGGTTATGGAATATGTGTTTACACTAATAACTGTTACTTGGAACTCGGCGTTAAACGTGGTTGCATAAGTACCGGTAGCGCCGCTGTAGGTTACAAAATCACCAGTCAAACAACCATGCGATGCGGCGGTTACAGTAACTGTGGTTGTATTAAAACCTGTAAATGGATTTGCCCCAAGCGTTACAGTGGTTCTAATTGGCGTAATATCATAATAATACCCACCACGCGAGATATAAAACTTTAAATTAGTGCCCACACCAATTAGGTTTAGCGCACCAAGTGTTACCCAGTTCCACAGAGAACGGCAAACACCCCTGAATGTACTAGCAGAAAGGCGTACCCACCCACCAATTTTCTCTGGCGTGCCCTGACGAAAGCGTACTTTATCGCTCTCATACCAACCACCC